TAGTATCACCTGATGGTAATCCATCAACTTTACTTGTTGGATAGATTTGAGCTTTTATATTTTTACTAACATCATCAACATTATATAATGATTCAAAATCTTTTGTTCCAAATAAAATTGAAAATTGACAATTTGTTTCTGGAAGATATTTAAAGTTTCCGTTTGTTGATCCAAGTAAATAAGCTTTTCTACTAGATCCATCATATGATACTATTTGAGCTATATCTCCATTATTTTCACCAGATATTATTTTTACATAAGTTCCAACATATGCATTATTTACATCTGAAAAATAACTAGGGAAAGTTATAGTATTTGCTGAAGTATTGGCAGCAGAATCACTTAATACATTATTTTGTATTTCTGTAAGGAACATTTCATACACAAATGTATTTGCTTTGTTGTAATTTTCAGCAAATACAAATTGCATTCCTCTAACTTTAGCTGTCGCTGCAATAGTAGAAGAATATGTTTGGGATGTTGTGTTATTGGTATTAGCAACTGGAGTGCAATGAATATCTACAGAAGTATAAGATTTAAAATCAAAAAATCCTGTTACATTATTACAATATACATGATTTCCATAATTTAAATAGATAGATTTATTTGCTACAGAAGCAGTATCTCTAGCTCTGTTAACTACTAAATTATAATCTCCAGTGTTTTCAACAGAATATCCTCTAATATAAGCTTTACCTTTCCCTACAGTAACAATAAATGTACTGTCTGCATTTGCTGTATCTGGATTTGCTTTAGGAGTTAATTTAAATTTATTAGATACATAATCACCATTAGTATCAAAAGATCTTTTAGCAAAGTAATCATCAATAACTGAATATTGAGTATCTACAACATTTTTAGCAAGAACTCCATTTTCAATTCTAATTAGTTCTATGAAATTAGAATCTTGATCTAATGTTAAAGGTTTTGTTGTTAGTACTAAATTAATAGCATATCTATCAGCACCAGGAGCTTGGAAATTTGATGAACCAAGAGCAGGATCTAGTAATGTAGGATCATCTGATGAATTTACAATACTTTCAACTATAGATATACCTATTCTTGCTGAAGGTGTGTTTGAATATTCATTTATATTTACTGTTTGTTGTTGTATTGATGCAAAAATTCCATTAATATAGAAAACACCATCAGTTATAGATGCAATAGAAGATGGTCCAACTGCTGGTTGATATATAGAACCTTCAGAAATTACTGTTGCTGTTAACTCTGATCCTGATACAACAATAGAACTTCCACTAGTAAAATTATCTCCAGACATATATGACACTATTAATGTCGGTGGCTCTAATAGATTTCCTAAATTATCTATTTGTTTTTCTGAAGTATTTAATACTTTTGCTACAACAGAACCATCTGAACTATTAATGATAGCATTTAAAAAATCTTTTGCTATTATTTCAAATCCATTAGGATCTAAATCGTTCAATTTAATATAATTAACATTTATATTAACTGTGCATTTTGCGCCAGAAACCACAGAATGGTTTTTAAAAATATGATCACCTAATTTTGTGACTTGACTTTGTGCTATAGTTTGTAGTTGAGTCAATTCTCTAGCTTGGACAGCATATCCTGGCTTAAACAAAACTCTATAGAAATTTTTGTTGGTATTGAAATCATCCCAATAAGGAGAATTTGAAAAATTTAGCGACATATTTTTTACCTTAATATTTTATTATCAAATTGAATTGTTCTGTATCTGATGGATTTCTTATTGCTGTTGGGATATTTTCTATATAAGTTATATACCCAGTATATGGAGAAATAGTTGGACTAGTAAAACCAGACACAATAGAATATCCTCCTGAACTCAAACCACGAACAGCATAATTAGGAGTTGCAGTTCCTTGAGTATTAACAACATATAATACATTATTAATAGCATCATATGATAAACACTCAGCTTTAAATATATAATTATTTATACTTTCTCCTTGTATCAATATTTCTCCTTGAGTAAATGGTGAGATAGTAGCTGATACTGATAATATAGTAGAAGTTAAGAATATAGTAGAATTAGCATGATTATCTGGATCTTTTTTAGCATAAGGATTAATTAACAATCCTATTTGATTATAATAAACATCAGTTGGAATTGTACCACCCTCACTTCCAAAGAATTGAGCAGATACCATTATAGAATTACATCCAAATTCTGCTATAGGATCGAACCCATGACCTCCTATTGGAGAAGGATAAAGTTCTAAAATAGCTCCAGATCCACCTTGACCAAAACTTGGTACTATAACAGCATTTGCTGTAGTGTAATTAGATCCTGCATTTGTTATAATAACATCATATACTGAACCACCAACAACATAAGCAACAGCATTAGCTCCTTGACCATCGCCTGTTATATTAACTGTAGTTGTAGTTGTTCCATCAGAATATGCATTTCCTCCATAAGAAACTCCTATTATATCTAAAGAACCAGCCCCTGATTCTGTTATATATGAATTTGGAGGTGTGTCTACTGATATAGGAACAGGAATATAATCCTTAGTATAAAATCTTTCTTTTTGTCCTTTATCCACAGTATAGATATATTTCCATTTATAACCATCTGCTGTATAAAGAGTAACAGAATTATCAAAAGTACCAACATCTAATTGAGGTTCTTCAGTAGATAATGAAGCATAATATATAATTCCGTTTGAAGTATAATTTGAATTTGCAGAAACTGAATATGAAGTATTTAACGCATACGATACATTTGCAATACCATAACTACCATCAACTACAACATAAGTTCCATTGTATTCAGAAGGATTAACATTATCTAAAGTTATATAATCTCCAATTTGAAATACATCAGGTCCAGAGTGATATATAGAAACTACATTATTTGATTTTGAAATTGAACTTACATCATAATGTTCATCTGAATTTTTAGCATTCCATAAACATTTAAACACTTGATCGTATTTATTAATAATATAGAAATTTTTTATTAATTTTCCATCAGAGTCTCTATGAAACATAAACTCATTATCTTTATAGATATCATAATAAGTATCTGTTTTCCAATTTATTCTTTGAATTACTGGAGAAATATCACTATCTAATATTCTTTTAACTGCAAATATATTTTTATGATATTCTTTTATTGATTTTGCAGTTTCAACAGGAGTTGTTGTTGTGTTTCCTGATATATCAAATTCTGCTATAGAACTATCATATGATAAGAAACAATATAAATTAGATATTATATTTCTTGTATCTGCATAATAAGATATAGGAGCATAGTAAAATTTTTCTATTTCATGTACAGAAGAACTAGATGTTAAAATTCCTATGTTATTGGATGTTTGTGTCATAATTTTATTTAAAACTCTATGTAAATTTCGTCTGAATTAAAGTTTCTTGTAATATTTATTTCAACTGGACTAGTCTCATCACCATCAGAATTAACAGTTCCTGAAGCAAAATATATAACGTTGTTTGAATAATCTACTTCAGTAACAACTAAATCTGTATTGTTTGAAGTATTAATTAGATCTCCAACAAAAACCATGTCTCTTAGTTTTTCTGAAGAACTATATTTTCCATTATTTATCAAATTAAATTTATTGTTTATGTCTGTTAGAATAATGCTATCGTTATATGAATATCCATTAGCAACTCCATCAAATTTAATAATATTATAAGATTCTAACTCTATGCTGGTATTTACCACTTTAGTTATTGTTGAATAGAAAATTTCTCTATTGTTATATGAAGTAATACCTTTCATATATGGATAATAACTATCCAGATAAATAGGGAATGTATAATATTTATCATTATTTGTAGATTTATCACAATATATTTGAGCACCTTTGGAAGTATCTATAGTTCCATGATAATCTTTTAACACAATCTCATATAAATTTTCAGATACTAAACCATAATCATACAAACTTCCATAGAATGTTGGTGATGTAGAACTTCCTTGATATATTGTATTACCTATTGGTGGGAATTCTGGAATTAACATACTATTAACTAAAATGTTCATCTGAGAAACACTCTGAGAATTATTAATAATAGTTAATTTAACTTCATCAACATCAGGATCAATATATGAAGCTAATGTGTTTGCAGACACTCCATACAATTGAATGATATTACTTCCTATACTATCAGAAAGAACCATCACACCATTTGCATTTGATCCAAATAAAGTTTTTATATTTTGTTTTTTTGTATATACAAAAGGATTATATTCATTATTAAATTTATCATTATTTAAAATAATATTTTTTCCAATTACCTTAACCCCAGCAGGATTTAAAACATTATATAAAATTTCTTTATATTTGTTGAATTCAATGTTAACATCTAAAAAGTATGTAAAATTATTATATACTTCACTTTCTAATTTGCAATATGCACTTAAATGTCCATCAGCATTTAAATATTTTCCATCATATGCAGTTGTTCCTGTTAATAATTTTGCATTAGCTCTAGCAGAACCATTTCCATAATAAATAATACCATTATTATATCTACCAAATATATAATCAGTTAATATTGTATATGAAAAGTATTGATCATTAATAGTATCTTTATCAATATATAAAGGTTCATTTTTTATAACTCCAGAATAATCATATACTCTTAAAACAAATTTATTTTCTGGTGCTGATATAGGATTTACGGAATATAAAATTGCTTTATATGTTGATGAATTTGCAGTTCCCTGATATATTTTTGATCCTTGTGATGGTATTTCTAATAATGAAACGTTAGCAACTGCAATATCCATTATTCTTAAAGATACTGCTGGGGTTGTTATATAATCTTCACCAGGTTCAATAATTTTTATTGATTTTACTTGACCTATAGAATCTGTTGCTGCTGTTGCTATTTCACCATCACCGAGAACATGATTAACTCTTAATTCAGCATCACTTCCGGTTAAAGATTTTACTGATAATGTTGGAAGAACATTATAACCTAATCCACCTATAGGATAAATTTGTCCATTATTAGTATAATTAGAAACATAATCTACAGATACTATACCACCAGATCCATCTACAGAAGTTACATTAGCAAATGCTCCTGCTCCTGTTCCTCCAGAAAAGATTATAGTATCATTTACCGAATAGTTACTTCCGTTTGATACAACAGATATTGGTCCTAATATTTTTAATGCTGCTAAATTTGCTTTAGTTTGAATATCAGTTGCATAATTAGAAACTACATTAATATCTGGCACTCTAATATATCTACTACCTTTATTAACAACTGATATTGTTTTTAATGGGTATGTGGTAAATGTTGGGGTTGTTAATGCATTTATTAATCTGGTATTTGCATTAGCAACCATATTATTAGAAAATCCATAAGCAGAATCATTCAAATGAATATTTCTGTACTTATACACGGTGTCCATAGAAACGCCTGTAGTCAAGAAAGGATCAGTATAATCAACACCAATAACTTGAGCAGATGCTCCAAATCCACCACCACCTCCAGTAATTTCAACATCACTATATGGATGTAATCTAAATCCTTGTGATCCATCTAATACTAATATATTACCAAGTCCACCTTCAGCAACAGATTCAACTTCAGCTAAAGCTCCAATAGGATTTTCTACATCTGGATTTAGTCCATTATGAATAATAACAGGATCACCAGGTAAATAATTCAATCCTGTGAAATTTGGGTTTACTAAAATTGTTTTAACTGAACCAGAAATTTTAGCTCTTAAATTACTACCATCGATTATAACATCTTGAAAATTAGAATCAACTATTCTTATGAATTCTCCAGAGGTAAAATCTCTGTTTATATCACTTAAAAATATTTCTATTTTTGTTCCAGTTATTTTAGATTTTTCTATTCTACCTACAGCTTTAGAAATTTCACCTATTATTAAATAATTTCTTACTTTTAAAAACCTACTATCAATAGTTTTTATCTGTACTGTTTTACTTGTAGCCCATTTACCATCAGAGGCTTTTAATATATAATCTTTAGCTTCAAAAACTTCACAGTCTGAATTATATAAAGCCCTAAATAAAAATTTAAAAGAGGCTGGAGTAGATTTTCTTTGATATAACTCTTTTGAGAATTTTACAAGTTTTCTTTTATCTACTAAAGTTTCTTCAGGAAAATATTGAAGGAATTGATTAAAGAAATATTTTTCAAATTCTTCTATAGTTTCATCAATATCCATATAATATTGAAGATTGTTTATTTTATCTTCAATATTATCTTTTTCAGATAACCATTCGTAATATGCTTGTAGGAAATTTATAAAATTTACATACGAGTCTTCATCTTTAATATACTGAGGTATATTATTTAAAATATTTAAATAGGTTTTGTGATTATTTGGTATCATTGTTGTGATAATGTAACTTTTACTGCTGTATAATCGTATGGATCTATTGTAATAATTCTATTATTAATAGATTTTATTAGTGTAGTATCAGGAACAACATTTATACTTAATATTGATAATGAATTATTAATTTCTTCTGGATTAAATGAATTTAATGTTATTATGCCATTTAAATAATCAACAACACCAAAGTTAGAATCTAAAATTATTTTATTTCCATCTAAATAATAAAAACTTCTTAACAATCCAATTTGAGAATCTATAGTAGGAAGAGCGTATGCATTAAGCCCACCACCTCCAGATATTTGAACTGCTGCTTGAGTATATCCTGATCCTTTATTTGTTACATTTATTTTTGATATCTGTCCATTTAATATTTCAGCTACTGCGGTTGCTCCACTACCATCTCCAACTATAGTAACAGTAGGAACTGAAGTATAGTTAAATCCTTGAGACATTACCTGAATGCTAATTATAGAAGATCCTGATGATGGTGTTTCTTCAACAAAAACTTCATTTCTTAAAACTGAATTGAAATTATCAATAACTTTAAATGTTGGACTAACAGATACTGATTTTCTTAAAACATCTCTCTTAATAGCAACTCCAAAATCTATAGTATATTTATTTGATGTTCCTAATGCTGGTATAATTCTTTTTTCTAAAACAACATCAATTTCATTTGCAATTATAGAATCATCAATATTATTAATCCTTTCAGATAATTCAGAAATAGCTAATGTTGAATAAAAAGTATTTAATGTGTTAGAAGAAAAATCACTTACTGTTGACTTAATAAAATCTTGTAATTGATTTAAACTAGTTAATGTTTTATTTTTATTATATATAGCACTAATGTCTAATCTAACGTAAGTATATTCAGGATCTACTATTATTGGTTCTATAGTAACAACACTAATTGGTTTTATTATATTTTCTTTTATATAATTTTTTTGAGATATTGTTAATGAATATCCACCTTTTGGTTTTAGTGATATGAATATCTTTCCATATATAGGAGGAACATTAGATTCTCCAGACCAAACATTAACAGAATCTATAGGAAATTGTTGTGAGTTTTTTGTTATTAGTGCTATATAATCATTTAAAGTAACAGCTCTTTCTTGTGCTGAATATACTTTAGGAGCAAGCCATTTAATAGAATCAATAGACTGTTTAACAGAACCAGATCTTGAAGATTCTACAATATCAATATTATATGAACTATAGTCTCCTAGATCATCAACTAAAGCAAAGGAAGATATATCAACAGATATATTTTCTGAAGATGATATGTATGTTATATAAACTATATTTCCATCATTTAACTTCTTTCCTAAATATCCATCTCCAAAATAAATTTCATAATATCCATCCAAAGATTCTTGAATAAAATACACCAATGAATTGCTATCTAAAGCTAATAAATCTTTTGGTGGAGAGTATACCTCCAACCTAACATCTGTTGTGGAATTTTGCACTAATACTTTTATAGTGCTAGTATCTACTGTAGGATCTGGAATTTTAAATATAGATTTTGGATTATTAGTGCTACTATATAAAAATTGATGTGCTATAGGAACACCTTGAATGATAATAACATCATTAGCAGTAGCAGACTTTGTTGAATTATTTGATTTTACAGTTATTTCTTCATTTGTTATAAAGTTATAAGTTTGTCCATTAACAACACTACTCATAAACTTAGTATATTTTGGAATAGTTATAAAATCTGTTTTAACATTATTAAATACTAAATTAATTTTAGCTGAAGATGGTATATAAGATTGTGGAGTATATCCTAATAACTTAGCATGTGATATTACTGAAGTTCTTTTAGTTGAAGTATCCAAAAACATTTCATTAGCCATCATATTTAAATAATATGCTTGATAATGAGTGTTATATGCTAAAATATCTAACAAAGTAGATAAAACACTTCCTTCGTAATTAGCATCTTTTAATACATCTTGACTTTTTAAAAAAAGTTTTAAATTATTTTTAATATCATCAAAATCTAATCCTGTCAATTGAATGTTTGAGTTTGCTCCACTCATAGGGTTTCCTCTTTATACCTTTGGTTTAGTATATGCATGTCTATTATCTTAATTTTTCTAAAAATACTGTTATTGATACAGGAGTAGTTTGACCAACTATATAATACTCTATTTGTATGTCATATATATGGTTATCATAATCAGGTTTAACTATTATTCCAGATAAAGTTATTCTTGGTTCATATTTAGTTAATACGCTATTAATTTCCGCTTCAATAATACTAGCGGTAGCTACTGTCATTTGTTCAAATAATAAAGAATATATACTAGATCCTATATTAGAATGAAAAGGTTTTTCATAATGTCTGGTTAATATAAGATTTTTTACTGATTGTTTTATAGCATCATCATTATAGTTTATATCTAAATTTTTACTAGATTTAAGGATATTAAAATTAAGATCCAAATCCGAAAAAGCTATTCTATTTTGTTGTTGTGTATATACTGTTTTCATGTTACTATTTATGGTTTTTATTAATGCCTATTAATTCATTACAACATTACCAATCAGTGTTATCAAAGGAGATACTATAGTTACACTTCTTGAAGAAGTTATAATTATATTTGATGCTGAAGATATATTAATATCTTTATTAGCATTCATATTATAATTACCACCAACTTCTAAATTATAATTATTTTTTGCATATTCATTTCTTGTTCCGTGAACAACATGCCAATAATCTTTACAATTTTTTTGATGTCTTGTTCCATCAGGCCCAACTTCATCAAAAGTTCCAGTTCTATGCATTAAGAAAATTCTTTCATTATCTTTAGTATCATCTATATCAAAATAATGTCCTGATTCTGATTCTTTTGAATTATTATATGGATATACTGGATTAAAAGCTAATTGGGGTTCTGTTCCAAAAACAGTACTTCCTTTTGTCATATTATCATTAACAAAGGTTACAGCAGTTCTAGTAATATCCTCATTTCTTGCTAATCTACTTGTAGTTGGCTGATTTAATTTATGCTTTGCTGGATATCTTTCAGGACTTCTGTTTTCATATCTAACACCAGTAGAAGTCATTGTCCATTTATTAATTTCTACTGGTCTTTCGTTTAAATTTAAACCAGGATCTGAAAATCCTTTATTTTCTGGATATAAAACTTCAGGAATGTCAGGAAATCTTCCAAAGAAGAATGGTGCTTGTGCTGAATCTCCATCTAAATAAAAACCAAAAACAGCATCTCCTTCTCGTAATGTACATGTATCATTTGCTGCATTAGTTGCAAATATAGGATGCGCCCATAATAAATTTTCAGTTGGAACCATTTCTTTATTATCATTGTTCCATAAAAATGTTCTAATTTGAAGTCTTCCTAATTTTAAAGGATCTTTTCTATTTTCTACAATACCTGTCCACCAAACAAAACCATCTAATCCAGGTACATTCTTTTTATTTAACATTATTAAAAAACTCCAGAAGTTTTAACTGTATTCATGTAAGAATTATTAGTAGCTGTATCTAATCCTGAAGTGTTATATCCCTCAACAGATGATATAAAACTATCTTTACATAGTTCTATTGTAGTATCAAAATCATTATCTTGATTAAATCTATGTCTTATTGCGGTTACTAGATATATTCCAGAATATATTTTATCTTCTTTTTTCTTTAAATCAGATCCAATGGATTCTGGTCCTGGAGCTTTCAGATACAAATAAATAACATCCCCAACAGTAATATAAGGATCTCCAGGAATAGCTATCTTAACCCTAATAGAAGATATTAATTTCATTTGAGCAAATCTATATTGAACACACTGTTCTAAATAATTATTCTTAATAGCTGGAGTATTTTTCTTAATATATGCATTTTTCTCTAAGTCTGTAGTCGAGTAAATACATTTTACAAAACTATCAACAGTATCGCTATATTTGTGATTAAATCTATTCGTAAATCCATTGGTTAGTCCATAGGGCTGTTGTTTATATAAACTTAATTGTTTTAGTTTATTAAAATATGAATCATATTCAAATGTTGCTACTCCATGCTTTCTTGTTATATAATTAACAGTTATTGCTTTATTAGCAAAAGTTCCATCAGTAACATAATCACAACTATCATAAGAATTTAAAACTTGATATGAAATTATTGATTTAAAATCTACAGTATCTGCAGTTTGACTCCCATCGTTTTTTGTACCATACCAATAGGTATTATATATTTTTCCTCTCTTATTATATACTTCATAATCTCCATATATAGCTAACAATGGTTTAAAATTCCATCCAAATCTATCTTGAAAGAATAGAAAAGTAGATCCTATTATTTTTGGATCTGATGAAATTGCGAAAGTACATAACCAATTAATAGCCTCTAAAGGCATTAAATTAGGTATAACTATGTCATATGTACCTCTAGTATCAAAAGCATTTGAATTAGTAAATTCTTTTTTTGGTATTTTTAAATAATTAAAAGCAATATCTTTTACCATATCAACAATCTTCATATTTTTATAAGATTTATTGATTTTATATTGCTGAGATATTAAAAATTCTTCACTACAAAAATTTAATATTAAATTTTCATTAGTATCTTTTGTTAATCTCTTACCA